CTCTACACATAAATGGAATTTTAGCATCGCCAGCTGAGTTTGGGATTGTTAAAAACCACTTGGAATAGACTGGGACGAGCGCCTCCAAGTACTAATTGTGATCTAATTTCGTTAATATTGAGTGCCATTAGTCTCTCCTATATTCCTATCTATTTATACTTAGAATTGACCAACGACTTCAGAGAACTCGACATTAGTTCGTACTGCAACGAAATTCAATTGAATGAAGTTAATTGAACGAGCTGGCTTAATATAGATGTCACCAATAAACTCGTTTCTATCAATAACTTCACCTGTATTGTTTGTTTCATCACACACTACTTTAAAGTCGAAGATACCACGGCGACCTTGTACATCCCGAAGGAAAGGCTCTACCATGTTTCTGAATTGTGCTCTCGTGAATTCATCGTTGAATTCAAACAACAAATATTTTGATGCTGTGCTAATTGCTTTCTCAAGAACAATGAACAGTCTACGAACATTGATTCTATCGAATGCACTTGGCTTAGCAAGCAAAGTTTTATCACCGAACATAATTGTTCCTTGACCTGGGAATGTAACAATTGGGTTAATTCCTGACTTATAAAGAATATCTCTATCAGCCTTATCAGGATTATAGTAGTTCTTAATTACGTTCTTGATAATACCTCTGTTGAATCCAGCTGGTGAATACCAAGGATCTCTAGTTGTATCAGTACGAACCATAAGACCAGCAACGTCACCATTGTATGGGACATATCTGTATACGTCGTTGTATCTGTCGTATTGATACTTGTAGCCACCATCTAGTACACCGTAAGATGAAGATGTTAGAGCATTTCTAAAGTCAACTGTGTTTGCTGATTCGTCACCAGCGTTGTTGATGATATCTGCTTTATCAGGAGAAATAACAACAACACAATCTTTTCTTGTTTCAGCGATGTTATCAATTAAGTAGTTACCTAATTGTTCACCGTGAGTACCACCTCTTGACTTGCCGGTAAGAATAAGAGAAATGTCAATCTCTTCAGGATTCTTAAACTTGTCATATGCAGTAGTAATTTGAGCAAGAGAAAGGTTTGCTTCACCAGAATCAGTGTCACCAGACTTCTGGAAACTTGTAAGATTCTGTGCTGTTCCACCATCTCTACCAACAGTAAATGATCTGCTGAATGGTACTGTATTTGATACGCTAACAACATTTACTGCTGTGTTAGTGTAATTTACAGAACCTGTAACTTCAGCGGCTGCACGAACAGGTTTACCACCAATTTTTACATACTTTGATTGGTCATTAATAACTGTTTCGTAGTATAGTGTTTCACCAGATTCGTTCTTAACGTCTGATCCTCGAGACAATCCCTCAAAGGTTTCCAAGATTGAACCCTTGACACCAGTAATGTCACCATCTTCATCAGCAATGATGATATGAAGTTCATCGGCTGCAGATGTATTGTTTGCAATATTGTTTGCATACAAAGACGTGCCAGGAGCTGCGTCAAAGTTACGGAAGTATTCCCATCTACGTTTTACACCAGTTGTGTTGGCAACGTTGGCCGAAAGTGCAGTGCCGAGAGTGTACTTACTCTCCAACGTAACATTAGCAGAAACTGTGTAAGTTGTAGTACCATCAGCAAAAACACCTGAAATATCACTGTTAGCTTTGTCAGCCTCAACAGCGATAACTTTTCTCTCAATTGTACCAATTGAATTGTTACCAAGAACTAGAAGGTCATTTACACCAATTAAGTCTTTAGTATTGTTAAGGTCTGTGAGAGCTGCTTGTGCTTCAGTGGTTGTAGGATCTGATGCACTATCACCTGCTACTGTTGCAACTGCAGTGATTACTGCTGTCGTATTACCAATTGCAAGTGTAAAGTCGAGTGAATCACCAGCAATCGAAGTGTTTGAAACAACACTTTCAAAACCACTAGATGTATCACAGATGGAAATCTTCAATGAGTTACCAAGTGAACCTGGATACTTAGCTATGAACGAAGAATCGGTAGGAACGGTAACATCATTTTCGTAATGATCATCGTTTTTAATTAGAATTGAATGACTTGTGTTATCTGCATTGGCAGTTGTACCTGAGTTTTGTAGAACAGTAGCATTACGTGCTGACGTTGCTGCTGCTCGAACGACATACAACTTATTACCATATGCTAGAAAGTTTGCTGCAGTGAAAAATGTTTCGGCATTTGTACTATCTGGTTTGAAATAGGTTTCAACAAGCTCAGTCTCTGATGAGACTAGATTAGCAATTTCAACAGGGCCCCATCTAAATGAACCTGCAATACCTGCCTCTGTTGTCGAGACTGCAGGTACAATACCAGTTAAGTCGATTTCCGTTACATTAACACCAGGACTGACTTGGAATCCCATGGTATTTGTCTCCTTCTTAAAGGTTAATTAGCAAATATATTTGCTAGATTATTTATTATTTTCGTTATTTTACCACGAACCTTCTATCTCATAAGGATGATCAACTAATAAAGAATCACCTTTATATTGAGCCATGTCGTCTTCTGGATCATCATATCCGTTGTTTATAAATCCAAATGGCAACATTTCTTCTTCTATTGCTTGTTCATTTGCTTCTAATAGATTCTTTCTTATGTCAATATCAGTCATTTCTTTAAAATATTCTTGACCTGTGAGCCAAGAAAATAATACCAAAGTCATTACCAAGTCGTCGTTATATCCTTCTTCAGCTGCATAACTGTTACTTCTAACAACAAATGCAGTTAACTCTTTTATGATTTCAAAATCATTTAATATTAATCTATCATTCTCAATGATTGTTTTTAATGATGCACAACCTATTCTTTTCAGCTGTTTTGTTGTACGTACCCCCAGTTGTTGAGCCTTGCCGCCAAAACCTGCATTCAAAACTTGGCCAGCTCTACCTCTCCATTCAGCAGTTAATATACCATCGTATTCTAATTCATGATGTAAAATGTCTGCTACTTGTTGGCCGATATCATTAATCTCGACAAGTATGATTGCATGATTAAATCGTGTAGCAACATCATATATGATATTTGGATACACCATCGGAGCAATGATATTTGACCTGTAAGTACATACAACCTCATAAGGTACGGTAGTGCAATCAACAACGGTAAAAGCTGAGTAATCATTTCCTATTCCTCTTGATGTGTCAACAGATAATGCATAAACGTGACCTTTTTGAGGCTCTTTCCATATCTTAACATTTTCACTTTGATGAATTGGTTCGTGGAATGTTAGCATTGCTAGTTTTGAAGGATTGATTAATGTGTTTGAAGAACCAATAAACTCACATTCAAACTCTTGTCTGAATTGTTCTTCACTTGTATTATTGATTGTTTGTTGTTTCCAGTTTTCATCTCGACCTGGAACTTGAGACCAATGAACTTGAATTGGAATATATTCGTTTCTACCTTCCTCAGCATCAACCCATAACTTGTAAAATAGATTCATACCTTTTGGTGTTGACGTAATCATAACACGAGACGTTCTACCAGACGAAATTGTAGGGTAGACCGATGCAAAGAATTCTTCTTGTAGTTCTGGTGGAACGAATGCAAACTCATCGAGATATACGAGACTAAATGAACCACCTCGAATTGCTGATGATGAAGTCGATGATGCTAAAATCTTTGAACCATTTTCTAATTCAAGACTACCTTTATTCCATTCAACAATTCCCTGTTGTAACCAATGAGGCAACCATTCATATGCCATTTGTAATCTACCAAGAATCTCTCTAGCTGTGCTTGCCTTGTTAGCCAGAATTGCACAATTAAATGATTCATTAAATAAAACAAACCAAAGAATAACAGCAGCCATGGTTGTTGTTTTACCTGACTGTCTAGGCATTTTACAAATGCTAAATCTGTTTCTGATTACGGAATTGATAATTTCTTTTTGAAAATCATATAACTCTAGTGGTACAATACCCTCATCGATGTTAACAATTTTCATATATTTTTTACAAAAGTATTCAATATCATGACTACACTTAGCAAGCTCTTCAAGCTGTTCTTTAGTATACTCTATCTGTACACCAGATCTTTTTAGTTTTGGATTACCAAGATATATTTCATTTTTTGCTAGTAGATTAGCTGTCATACGATTCCAGCTTCCTTGAGAATTTTTCTATTCTCTAAATGTTCTTGTTTAATATCATCTTTACTTTGTCCATGATATCTTACACCATGATGTTCTTTTATCAAAATCTCTACCAGACTTCCCCATTTGTCATGCTCGCTATCGTACACTTCAAAGTCACCAAGAATTCTACCAAACTTTCCTTTTTCATCCAATGCTGATTTAAAGGTTCTAGCATTGGCAATTAAACTTGCAACTCTTTCTTTAGCTGCTAATCCAAATTTCTTTTCTTCCAAATCTGACGTTCTTGATTCAGGTGTATCAATACCCATTAGTCTTATTCGTTGATTTCTTAACCATACTCCAAATCCCAAATCAATATCAATATCGACAGTATCTCCATCAACTACTTTAACTAATTTATATCCGTAAGTGTACATTTTATGTTGACCTTTTTATGTTTTTTTATTATAATTGGCTCTGTAGCCAAGCAGGGACTAAAACTAATTATACCCAAACGTTTTTAATACTTCGTCTTTCCAAGTATAATCAAATGTCTTAGATATAGGTATATACCCATCATCTGCAGTAACTTTATATATATCATTCCTTTTCACAAGTTCTTCAGCATCAAAGTCTTTAATATAACCTAGCACACCCTTACCATAACCCTGTGTAATATCATCCGGATCAAAATCATTGTTAATTAACCACTGTCTAAAACCTTTTATTTTTTTACTTCCATATATCGATATTATAAATTCACCTGTTACATATCTTGTACCACTTACGTTTGTTCTATCAATATGATCGTCGTTGTCTAAATATGCTTCAACGTGTCTTTTTCCAAGTTGACAATAATAATCAGTTATCATTCCAGGTTCTATCTCATCTTTGAAATATTTATAACAACCTTGGCCAAGTGGAAATCTTACTAAATCTGAATCACGTGTTTGATTTTTGGTGTCGACATTGTTTAAAGAAAAAAATATAGCTTGATTTTTTGCAAACAATGCCTCCATTTGATGCACGACATTATTAATTGTTCTTATTGCGTTTCTTGTGACCCCAGACATGTCTTTCTTCCACCATTGACTGGGATTCCAAACTTGGCCTATTAACAATTCAAAATGATGATGTATTTCATTTGCTGCATCTCTAAACAAATTTGGATCATCTAATAGTTTTTTATTAAAATCCATTTTAATAATTGGATAACCATGTCTTGTATTCATCTCTTTATTAATTTGTTTTATTGCCCAATTCATTTCATCGCATAAAACTTTATAGTCTCGTATACCTGGATGATTGTGTAACGTTGTTTCTTTTGCCCAACCATACAGCATATGGTTTTTTTCAGCATTATTTGTTTTACTTTTTAAATTGTGCTGAAGTGCATTAAACCACATGTATCCCAATTGATTGTCTGCTGGATCAATTTCTAATATAAGATTGTCAAATTCATTAGCAATATCACGTAACTCAACATATACTTTATTCATTTTTTAAAATATCTCTTGCATTTCCTCCAAGTATTCTTGTCAGCTCTGAAGTGCTACCCACAAACAGATTGTTATTTGTTACCTTCTTAGCTTGTTCAGAGTCCGAAAGAATTTCTTTAGCTTGCTTTTGTAAATTAACCACCTTTTCATTCGTATCTGTAACAGTCTTAATAAGTGTTGCTATTACTTCATATGCTCTCGGATGTTGTGATTGTCTTGCAATATCCATTAAGTCCTCTAAAGAGTGACGCCCCTTTTCGATAAGGTCCATATAGTTTTCACGAGCATACTCTAGGTCTAATTCTGTTTGACTTTCCTTAGGCCTTTTATCTTCTCTGTCAGGTAATGTGACAGTTTTATCGTCAACGGGTGTGACTTCTAGCGCATTAGCAATTGGATCAGTTAGATCTAAAGGATCTTTAGGAGGCAGAGTTTGCTGAGCCATCGAAAAACTCCTCAAAGTTAATAATGTAATCATAATCATCGTCTGCATCAATTAGAGATTTATCGATTGACAGACTCGAGTTTGTTGTTGGGCTACCATTTGATAGTAAGCCTGGAGTAATCGTAGTTCTGTGGTGAAGTACGTTAGCAGATGTATTAACTGTAGCATAAACTGTGTTTGCAGGATGATTATTAGCAAGTACTCAGTTCGTATCAACATAAAAGTTAAGATTAGCAGTTTTAATAATACCAGTCTTAACAACTCTTGGAAATAATTGTCCTTTAAGTGTAAATGTTAAAGTATGAATTATGGCTCGCCTTTGAGTGAAGTCAGCCTCATATGTATCCTGTACACTGATTGCATCAAGAACTACAGGAATATCAATCTTCCAATTCATTTCTGGAATAATTGTAGCAGAGACTGTAAACTCTGGAGTAAAATAAGGAACAATTTGCTCAATTATTCTTGTTGAATCTTCAACATACTTAGACATAATATTGAGCTCAAAAGTAATATCATATGGTACTGGATTGTACATTGTACGTAGTTTTGATTGTTCATTCGAATTAGCAGTGTATACATTTTTTCTAATTGTATTCAACTTACGTTCGGTTGCATAATTTAGACCAATCCATTCGAATGACATACGAGGTAGAGTGATTGCTACTTCTCTATCAAGATTTGGATCTTGTTCAAGTCTAGCAAGAGTTTTATCACGAGGTCCATATGCTAATGGTATTCTTAAATCTTGTACTCTGTTTCCATTACTATCAGTTCTAGAGATACGAATATCGTTGAATAGCGTTCCAAAAATAATAACATACTTACGAAGCGTTTCGTGATAAAATTGTGTACCAAACATTATAAGTTACCCTCACTAAATGGATCTGCTTCACTGAAGTCTAATATAGAATCACCTTGAGTTTCAATGTAAATACTTTCTGAATCAGTAATTGTATCAAAATCTCTAGCTGTATCAGCGCTTGAATCCAATCTATCTTCATCTTCTGATAGCAACCTATAACCATCCTCGGTGAAAATTGGTAGATCGTTTTCTGTTGTCATCTCAACTTCACTGTAGATATCAAGTGAATGTGTTGTTTGAATTTGATCAATAACATCAATTTTTGTATTAAATCTTTCGTTACTATACTCAAACAACTCACAAGTTAATTCGTAAAATTGTAATGAACCCATTTGATAAAAAACTGGTTCATGTTCAACAAAATTAATTTGGAACATCTTTTCATTTAAAGGTAAGAATATAAGATCACCTTCTCTCGGTCTAAATATATTTTGTTCTTGTTCAACTGATTCTGCAAAATGTCTTCTTGCCACACAAAGCGTCATTTGATCTCTTATCTCTAAACCAAACTTCGATAAGAAATCACCTTCACCTTGAAATCCATCAGCACTTTTTATATACATCACAACATCTGTTACTTCTTCAAATTTTGCTTCTTCATCTTCAGTGTATAGTTCATCTTTTGCAACAATTGTTTTTCCTAGATAACCAACCTCAATTCCATAAATTTTAATGGATTCTGTTACCAGATCTTCAATAAGCCTTTGCTCAGCAGTATTGGTTGTGTGATTAAAATACAGACTACCTAAAGCCATTACTTACCATTTCTCCAAGTACCACCTTTTTTCTTATACCATTTGGCTGCCCAACCATTTGCATAAGCAGATGGATA